AAGAAAAGAATATATAATCTAATATATAGAAAATCAAATGGCTAATTTTGACAAATCATTTACATCGCATGATGATTGGATGACACCTGCTTCTGCTTGGGAAGATATCAAAAAATATATTCCTATGAATAAAACGGTGTGGGAGCCGTTTTATGGAGATGGTACGTCTGGTAAAATTTTAAAAGATTTAGGATGTAAGAAGGTTATTCATAAGAATATTGATTTTTTTGAAAATAATAAAGGTGAAATTATTATAAGCAACCCTCCATTTACTCTAATCCCTAAAATTTTAAAACGATTAGTAGAATTAGACAAGCCTTTTATTATGATTATGCCAAGCAGTAAAATAAACACACAATATTTTAGAAAATTATTCAATAATGAAAATAAAATCCAAATAATAATTCCAAAGAAAAGAATTCAATTTATTAAAATGAAAGATGGTAAAATTTTAAAAGATAGTAAAAGTCAATGTAATTTTGATTGCTTTTATTATTGCTGGAAAATGAATTTACCTTCTGATATTGTATGGTTATAATAAAAAATACTTTTTATAAAAATTATTTTTTACAGACTTGTAATAATCTTGATATTAAAATGTTGTTCGTTAGTGTGTTTCTCAATAAAAAGGCTTATCAATCAATCATTTCAATTGGTTTATAAGTCGTTAAGATTAAGGACAGAGCATCACTCCTTTATCATAACAGTCATTACAATATGTAGCAAATTTTTTTATTTTATCATTTAACACAACTCCGCACTTCTTACATTTATCCATATTATATTAATAAATAATTTTAATATTAAAGCGTTTTTCAGCATCTTTAATACTGTCCTTAATGGATGGTTTATTCCAAAGGATAAAACGAGACCATGTACCTGCTTTATTTAAATCATTCCAATTTTCATTTTTCTCATGTCTCTTTAAATATCGTTCTTTTCTGATTTCATCTTTATGAATTGTGTAATCCTCATGTAAAGCACTACCAAAATGAATAATCTTACCTTTAGTTGGATAATATCTTTTAACCATAAATTTTTTATCAGAACGTGTTGAAATTTCTAAATAGTATATCTCCATTTATATTATTTAGAATTGTTTTTCTGCTGTTAAAACAATATCATCTTTTGAAAATTTGGTTTCATTATCCTTCATTATTAATTTATTAATTTTAGTTCTATCTATCTGTGTAATTAAATGAATAATAAAGACAACATCTTTTTTTGTTGTGTTTAATATCTTAATTCTTTGTTTTTTCTGTTGAATTGTTAAATTAAATTCCATCTTTTATATTTAAAGAACATATTTTAAAATTGTTTTTTCTTCGTATTAAATCTTGAATTTGGATCTATCCATACCTCTTGATATTCTACAATACCGTTATCTCTTATTATTTCCGTCTTGGATGTTAAATAACATGAATTTTGTTCTTCTTCTCTTATACGTGTGTATTTACCTTTAATATTGTCTTTATAATATTGTTTCCTATAATTCTTGTTCTTATCAGATTTTTCCTTATTTTTAATCATTTGTATGTTGTCAATTAATTTGAAAATATGTTGTTTCTCATTCTCATCAAGAATACTATCAATATATTCATGTAATTGAAACAATTTCATATGTTTAATACTCATGTCATGAACGCTCATATTTACTCTTTTAACATCGCAATATTTACAATAACCCATATAATAAGATATTAATTATCTTCTCTTTAAGTCTGTTTATATTTTAAACATCCACCCCGAAGGGGTTTGCTAGACGCGAAGCGTCATGATAAAACTATCATGTTGAGTATACTTGCAACATTGCTATTATACTCAATGTGCACTTTTAGTACGTGATTTTTTTGATTTCTTTATTGCTTCAGAGATTGTTAAATTATTATTTAATACTTGATCTTTATTTTCATCCTCTTTATCTGTCCGTTCCAAAATGACATCATCTATTTTCTCATCGCCTCTTATCAATACAATAATAGCAAGATTGATTTTTGATATCTTAGAGTGTGTCCCTTTTTCTTTTGATGCTTCCCAGTCTGTTGAAAATTTCTGAATAACCGCATTATGGTCTGTAAGCCATTTTTTATAAGGTTCTCTGTTTAAAACACTATCACCCACTAAGGCTATTAATTCCCCGCCTGTTTTTAAAAATGAATAAGCCTTCATAACAAAATCCATATCATAATAATCTCTATCTAAATGAGACATTAAAGATTTTCTGAGATGAAATGGGGGGTTCATAATAATTAAATCATATCGTTGTGGTGTCATAAATCTTAGAAAATCTCCTTCTTCATGTAATGTTAATATTGATGGTAATAATTCTACCATTTCTTTTAATATCTTTCTATTGTCCGGTGAAATTTCAACCATATCAATTTTTTGGATGTTTTTATATTTTTTATTTTTTAAAATATATTGAACGATATTCCCACTTCCGGCGGTTGGTTCTAAAATATGTATGCTTCTACCATGTAGTAATTTTTCAGAAGCATCGACCAATATTTTGATAACTTTAGGTGGTGTAAAGAATTCTTGCAGTACACCAACTGTGTGTTTTTTTATATTCATTGCTTTTGCTTTTTCTAATCTAATATTTAAATCACTGTCTTCTTCAATTAAAGCAGTTCTTAAATTCGTTTTTTCTTTGATTAATTGTTCTTGCTGTAATTTTATAATGTCTTTAATATCTTCACCATCATTTAACATTTTTGTAACCTGATTTTTTAAAGGGCTTTCATAATCTTCAATACTTGGAATATTTTTATCAATTTCTTTGATAAACTCTATAATTTGAGATTGTTTTGATAAAGATAATATAGCAACATACAACTCTACACAAGGCTTTTCTTTGAACAATTTTTTCAAATCATTTTCTACCTGATAACGATTAAATTTTCTGGTTTCATAATATAAGGCTCTCTCTCCGGGTTTTAATTCTTTTATTTGTTTATCATTCAAATTTTTCTTACTCCATTCTATTAATTTAATTTGTTTCTGTATTTCGGTTGAATTACCACGTAATTTTTTTAAGATAGCATTATAAGAAATTGTAGATGATGATTTTGAAGCATCATTATGTATCATCTCAACTATTTTTTTATCTTCTTGTCCTTTACACATGATAAGCCTATAAACATTCACATGTTGTTCTTCTTTTGGTAGATGATAATGAGATTTAAATCTTACTGCTCTTGCTATTGCCTGTTCTGTCAAACTCTCATTCCATAATGTTTCAACAATATACACATCTCTACAACCAATTGTATCAACACCTTCAGTACCTGCCTTACTAATTAATAACACTTGAACTTCTTTTTTATTAAATTTCTGTCGAGAATTTTCCTTTTCATTAGAACTTATCCCCCCTGCTATAACGCTATATTTTATACCCAATTTATCCATAGCCTGTTTATAAAAATTTAATGAGATATTGATGTATGTAGTATAAATAATACTCTGTCTTTTTCCATCTTTGATTTTTCTAATTATATAATCAATTTTTTTACTACCTAAAAATTCACAATACTGTCTTGTAGCATTATAAAAACTCTTTAATTGTTCATGCTCTTTCCCACCAAATAATGTTAATGCTACTGTATCTTCATCAATGTCTAATTTACCTGTATCTCCTCTATCTAATGCTTCATATTTTGTAACTTCTTCATCATTCATCATGATAGGAATAAAATTTATTGTTACCTTAGGGAAAAATTCATTTCCTTTTGAATTTTCATAATAGGATATACGATATTTAAAATAATCTTTGACTGATGTATTATTGGTGACAATTGAAGCAAACATGTCTCTGCCTAAAGGATCTTTTTGTTCTATCATGCTTAATAAATTCTCAATATCATATAATCCGTTAATAAATGGTGTACCTGTCATTGCTAATACTTTATGTGCTTTCTTACATCCTTGTAACGTAGCATGTCCTCTTTTATTACTACTTACATTATACATTGTGTCTCCATATTGATTAATTAATGGTTTCCCTTGTGGGTCATGTGCAGGGCTTGCTGTAATATATGTTCTAAAATTATGTGCTTCGTCAATAATCAACAATGTTTTATCATCTACATATTTAGAAGGGCTATTGCTAAATTTAACATAGGTTAAAAAAGTGTATCTTTTATCTTGAATATTTAATCCATACTGTATTAAACCTTGAATGGAATTATGCAATAATGCGGGTGGCGAGATTATTACAACCTTATGTGATGGATATAAGGTTAAATAATAATGAGAATAAGCAACCGCAGATAATGTCTTACCCGTTCCTACACCATGGAATAATATAGCTCCTATGAAATTAGATAATACAAATCCTAAAATAAATTCTCTTTGATGCTTTTGTAATTCAATTAATTCTAAATTACCTGTTTTAGGGTTTAAATATTCCTTTTTTGCTTTCAATGGGTCAATAACCTGATATGTTTCATTTAAAAAATCTAATTGTTCTTGTTCTGAAAATGTTTTCGTTCCATAACGTTTTAATAAATTTGTTTCAATAGGTGGTCTTTTTTGAATTGGTGGCAGTGCAGACGCTCTGTATTTATTTTTTATTAAGGTATTGATGACATCTAATTTTCTCATCTTATAAATTCCCTTAATACCTTTCACATGTTCTTTAAGTATATCTTTTAATTGATAGATTGGGTATTTGAAAAATTGACTATCATTCACAAGAGACATTGTTATATACAACATAATAGAAATAATCTACTTTTTTTTATTTTTAAGTTTTATTTATGTGTTTTTAATAATAAAATAAAATGTAAAAAATAGTATAACAATGTTAAAATTTTATTTCTATAAATTATGGTGTAATAAAACTAATGATTTTTATATTGGAAGCACCAAGAATTTATTTATTAGAATGAAAATACATAAAAATAATTCATCTAAATCAAAAACTAAATTGTATAGAAAAATGAGAGAATTTGGTGGGTTCAATAATTGGAAATTCACTTTATTATTCACAAGGATTTTAGAAAACAAAAGACAATCAGAAAAAATTGAATACAATTTATTTGATCTATTAAAACCAACATTGAATACTCAACGATGCTACAATAGCAATGGGCGTTGTATTCATAAAAAAATAAAATCTCAATGTCTCAAATGTAAAGGAACGCGTGTATGTCCTCATAATAGAATTAAAAATCAATGTAAAGAATGTAAAGGGTCAATGATATGTTATCATAGTAAAAGCCTTTATTATTGTAAAATTTGTCATCCGTTTCATTGTGATACATGTGATTTTACAACATCAAAAGGGAATAAAAAATCTCATATCAAATCAAAAAACCATTATAATAATATAATGCAACGATTAGTGGAAATTAAACAAAGAATAAACGATGTGAAACAGACAAAATATCTAAAGATGATACAAAAAATAAGCAATCAGAAATCAGATATTATCCATTTGAATAAATTATCAGATAATCAATTAAGTGAAATAGAGCAATTATTGAATAATATACACCCCCTTCGGGGTTTGCTAGACGCGAGCGTCATGGAAATTAAAAATAGAAAATTACGGGAAATTAATTTCTCTTATTAAGATATAAGAAAATGTCCCAAAATCCATGGATTGAACATGTAGCAAAATTTCGTGCAGCACATCCAGAATTATCTTATAAACAAGTGCTTGCACAGGCTAAACTGACATACAAGAAGAAGTAAATTTTATTAATTTGATTTATTCATAAAATTTACTTTGAGATTTCAGATAGCAACACATATTGATTATCAATTCTGCCGAAGCTTGCGTCGTTTTCATACAAAAGGATAGCATAAATAACGAATGGTTCTGCGGTGTTAGCACCCAAAGACCAAACGAATGTCATGTCTTTAGCATCACTTACAACGCTTCGTTTTTGATATTCGAGATCGAAATAAACCATTGAATTCAATTGAGCATAACGATCACGACTAAGAATGCTTCCACAACATACATTATCATTGCGATGGGAATATTCCATTACATCATGATAAAATCGTTGAATATCCTCGACTCCATATTCGTTATGGGGGTAAAATGAACCGTCATCGAATTCTAGTCGACACCTTTGAAGCGTTTGATTTTGACCAATTCCGTTGTTATTTACAACACTAAACATACTATCATAAGTAAAAATATTAAACAGTTGCGATTCTTCCTTAGCGACTTGTGAAAAATAAAAAAATGCCTTCTTAGGCTTATTGACTCCACTGATTCGAAAACGGCCCTCTCGGAGTGTATATGCTGGACTTCTCTCTACTCGTTCTCTCATATACGACCAACGAAGGGGAGTATCAAGGCTCCTAATGTATTTTTCTGCACTAGATGAATGTAATGTCAATTGAGGAACCCAAAGATCGAATGTTTTGATAACAACACGACCGTCAGGCACACCTGCTCCATGCCATATTAAATTAGCATCTGTTTCAAAATCAACAATCAATTTCAAACTCATATTAGACAACAAAACATTATTAAAATCCAAACTATCAAAAAACGAATAAGAATTTAACGGTAAACGTGCTTTCACGACTGGTGGGGCATCAGCAACGTTAGCAGAAATAAATAATGCCTTGCGTGCTTCTGCTCCGTTGTTATTCGATGCGATATTAGTATCATACCACCACAACTCATTTCGGGCGACACTATCTGCATAATCTGGACCGAATTCGAGCAATTTTTTCAAAAAGCAAACTTTGTTCACTTCTGCACAATCATACAGCACATTACCATTAGGTCCTTGTAATGTCAAACGACGAATAAGACTGGTTACCCCATTAGTTATTGTTATGTTATTTCCATTAATATAACTTCTTTCTGCATTATTAGCCGGTGCCAAAATCTCGACTCTGAAACCCACTTCAAAATATGCTTTGGACCAATCATAAATAGCTGTTCGATCGTCGAGGGTAAATACATAGTTATTCTTTCGTTGTGCATTATTTCCAAGAGCATCTGATATTAGAGGTTGATCGGGGCTACGACGTACATATTCATAACGTTCACAGAATTCAGGCAGTGAAAATTTTACTTCAGACATTATTATACTCTTTATAAGAAAAAAAAATTAATTTAATATACTTGTAATCCACTACCCATGATTAATTTCTTAATTCGTTGTTCTATAGAAGAATGTGTCTCTTGTCCCATCCCCATTCCATTTTGATTTTTACGAAGAGACGCCAGAATTTTATCACCAATATTATTATTCTGCTCTACTATATCCATTGCTTCTTCTATAGCCTTTTTTGAATGGATTGGAGAATGACCTTTTCCAGTAATATTACCGTGTAAATGTGATGGTCGTATCTGCTTGACTTGGTCGAAATATGGTCCGCCTCGGTAATTCTGTAATTGCCACTTTCCTGTTTTCTTGTTATATACCTTAACAAAATCTTTCATAGAACTCATTTCTGTTTTATATACTTATCAAGAGAAGAAAATAAATTTATGCTTCTTTTATCAATACAGTATAACTAACCGGAATACCATTCAAATCAATAATCCTTTCATTGACGTCTGTTAAGAAAAAACGTGCTTCACTGATAATATCATTTGAAAGATTAGTAAATTGAAGGTGTTGTGGTTCCATCTCGAATGGAAAACCCCTACTTAATCTTGCTGTAGAGAAGGTATATAAAATATTGCTTCCGGCACCATCTACAATGCTATTAGAAACTAAAGAACAATGCAGAAAAAGATTGTCTAAACTATTATTGATGTTAGGTAATGTATCCCCTTCAGTTGTTGCGATAATAAGAAGATTAATAAAACCAAGAAGAGAACCAAATTCTGATGTGGTTAAATCCAATTGAAATAATGGATTTGTTATTTCTATAATGACTCTAAAGCTGGTAAATGAAAATGAAATATTAATAGGGAAAATCTCTTCTCCGTCTATCAATTGGAAATCTCCATTTGTTCTCATTATATCATGTAAAAAATTATTGATATCACTGTATGAATAAATACCATCTGGGAAATTAATCAATTGAAATGTATCGCCTCCATCATTTGAATATTGTATTTGTGTATTATTTCTTTGTGTTTCAATATTATGCCATGAATAAGAACCAGTCAATTTTAATAAAGCAATTTTATAATTTTTCCCTTTAGGTAAAATAATACTTCTCTCGAATCGTGTTATGAAATCTTCATCCTTATTCTGAGTCCTCTGTTTTTTTGCATTTTCTGAATTAAATGTTAATACCAGTTCAAACATCTGTTATATTCATATATTAGATTTTAAAATAAAGATTATATAGGCTTCTGTAATCATCTTTACTCATTTTTCCTATCTTGTAAAGTTGAAGAATAATCTCTCTTCCCTCATTCTCCATGGCATCAGATGTATTACCTGCGGAAATGCTACCTATGATTTTTTCAAGTTGGTCTATTAATTGATTTTCACCTAAAAATACTTTTACACCGCTTAATTTTTGATTTCCTCCTCGTATCAATTCCATTTTATTCGTTAGTGGGTCTATAGGTAAATCTGACATCTCAACTAATTTCTTAAACTGTTGCTTACTCAATTCACTGTAATTTTTATTCTTATAATATCGTTTAGTCAATAATTCTACTAAATTCGGGTCAGATTTTTCATTGATAACATTTTGTCCCTGTGCATTTGAGACTACTAATTGATGATACATAACCAATTTTGGAAAATCTATTGTTAGATTACCAAAACTGCCATCTGGTTTCATCTTGTAACCATGAATCTCCAAACCATAACCTTTTCCTATGTGTCCTCTCCTTTTTGTTGGTAATCCTGAACCTGAAGGAGATGGGGGTGGGGGTGGGGGTGATGATTTTGATGATGATGTTGATGATTTTGACGGTGATGATTTTTTACTGGATTTTTTTTCTGATGATGAAGTCGCTTTCATGTAATTAGGGTTTGTTAAATTCTGTAAAAACGCTGGTTGTAATATTTTTTCAACCTCTGTGACAGTAAGATTGTCTAAATCCCCTAGTTTCTTTTCGAATAATTTGTTTCTTGGTAATCTTTGGAATGATACTTGCCATAATTTTTGATTGCCATCTGCTTCTGAAGTAAATTCATCAATAAATTCTTTTTCTTCTTTCGTTAATGCTACCCTACCCTTCATTGTCCCCTGTGTTTTATTATCTAATAATTTAAACAAATCCGAATCAGATGTATATGTTCGTGCTCCCTTTAATCCTTTATAAGTTTCATTATGTGTTTTCAATAAAATCGTATGATATTTTTCAATCATCTTTTCTAAATCTTCCTGTGTGTATCTGTCATCAAACTGATTTGTTAAGTCAGGGTATGGTATGTCAAAAATAGGATTCTTCAAAGGATCGTTTGTAATAGTATTAATATTTTTAATAACATCTTCCATAGCATTTCCTTGTGCCGTAATCTCTTGCTTCAATTCTTCTAATTTCGCTATGGTGTTTTGACTTTGCTGGTCGTTAATAAGTTTTAACTGCCTAATTTCATTTTCAATGTTATTTAATGTCTGATCCATTGATTGAGCGGTTAATAAATTTCGTTGTAAAATATCGCTGATTTGTTCTAAAACAGGTGCATTATTATTTGCTAATGCTGGTGGAATAACAACAGGAGGTATATTTAAATTTCCTATTCTATCGTTCATTTCCAATAATTCTTGATAAATCAATAGATTGCGATCATTTTGTTCTTGTAATATCGTTCTTATCGCTTCATTTTTATCATTTACTCCTTCTAATGCCGTTTTCAAATCATCCATACTAAAATTAGGGACGCTTACTTCTTTCCCAGTATCGGGATCAATCTCCTTTTTATATAAAAAATCGTCAAAAATAGGAACTTGAATAATTTGTCCGGTTGTATCATCTTTTTTACTCACAAATAAACTATCTTTCAATAATTTCGTTATAGGTGTAGTAAGTGGAGAAAAAACGCGTTTTCGTTCTTCATCATCCATAACACGACCTTCTCTTCGTTCTGTAATAAACGCTTTCATCTCATCCATAGCCTTCCCTAATTGTCCTTGTTCTTCTGCCCATTTATCACGCTTAGTTGTTTTCTTAACCATTTTTCTATTATAATATACAGTCAATATTTTTTTTGTAAGTTAAGTTATATAACATAATATGGTTCTTATACCCAATTACGATAAGTTAAATACGAAATTAAGTAAGGAAGAAGAGAAGGAAGAAGCAAAAAAACGACCTTATAATATTTTACATCCATTTTTTCAGAATGTAAGCCGTTTATTAATTGCGGGTCCATCTGGTTCTGGAAAAACTAATCTATTGATGCATATTCTATTAAGCCCTTTAATTTATTATGAAAAAATCATCATCTATACTAAGACACCAGATCAATCAAAAATGAAGGAATTAGACAGATTTTTCAAAAAAATAAGCAAAGATAATAAAATAGCAGAGTTCCATGAATTTAAATCTCGTGAAGTTGAACCGGTTGAGAAATTAGATAAAGAGATCTATAAAATCGTGATTTTTGATGACTACATCACACAGAAGAAAGAAATGAATACAATTACAGAATATTTTATTTTAGGACGCCATCACTTAATTTCTCCTATTTTCTTATCTCAATCTTATTATGCTACGCCTAAAAATATAAGAATTAATTGTAGTCATTTCTGTATATTCAATGTAGGCACGAAAAGAGAAATCCGTTCTATTCTTGCAGACCATAATAATTTATCAGAAGAACAATATAGAAATAATACAGAAGGACATGATTTCATTGCTATTAATAAAATTCAAAAGATTATTAAGAAAAATTTAGATGAAGACTTGATTTAAAATATTTTTTAATGTATATAACCAAATGTTATTTTCTATTAAATTAGATTTATCTCCTCAACAATTGGTCTCTTTGAAAAATGCTATGTCTAAAGGAACTGATTTTAAAACACGTCTTGCAGGTCATCAATTGATGGCGGGTAATTTCTCAGTAGATGTTAATAAAGCATTGTATAATAAGGTAATCAAACATCATTCTCAGGGAAAGGGGATGATTATTACACTACCAAGTTCTCTTTTATCAAAATTGAGAAAAACATTGGATATTACAGAACCGTCTGATTTACCTATTGCAAGAAAACGCAATGTGAAAGTGAAAGGCGGTGCAATCGCCATCACTTCTGCAACCGTTTTTGCATCGTTAGGTATGGTAAAAGAATTTGTAGATGATCATCCAGGTGTTGTTCAATTTTTAAATAACATAGCGGAAGATATCTCATATTTATTGAATAATCCGATGGCGATATCATTTAGATTCATTGCTACAGTTAGAATTCCCAATATGAATAAACGATACAGAGATATCGTAATATCAATTGACAGATTGAAAAAGATTATACCAACGCTTACAAATCAAACAGTGATAAAGAGGCATCAGATGCGAATTATTAATTTGGAAACAACAAGAGATAGAGTGGGGAATCATATTCAAACTCTTATTGAACGATTACCTATGATAAAAAAAATGGCAGAAGAAAGAGATGAAACTATTAAAGCACGTCAGGCTGCACAAATTGAAAAGGATTTGAAAAAAGAAATGAAAGAAGCAGAAGAGGCTAAAATTAAATTTGATGAATTGAAGAAGAAGGGAAATGGATTACAAGTTGATCCGGCTCCTTATGGTAATGGAATTGTAATTGATAAAATTAAAGCAAAAATTAAGAAAAATCATCTTGACCCTATGATTGAGAAGGAAAAAGAAAAGATGGAGAAGAAATTAGAGAGGGAGATACAAAAAGCAAAAAAGAAGGCTGAAACAGAAGTTAAAAAGAAATTTCATACTGAGAAAGCAAAACTACCTTTTGACATACCTACAGGTGGATGTATGCGATGCAATTGTAACAAAAAAAAACAATAAATTTAGTAAAACCACTAAGCGGAAATCAAATAAATGAATTATTACATGCTGTTAAGGGATATCTTGGTGTGTTCATGAGAGATAATTTACCAAAAGATATTAAAGCAGGTCAATCTATTGTTATTAATTTAGATAATTCAAATGGTAATGGTACACATTGGACTGCATTGTATAGAGATAAACAGAAAATCAATTATTTTGATAGTTTCGGATTACAAGCACCACAAGAATTGATTGAACTATATCCCCGTGTTAAAGTCGTTCATAACACTCACCAATTCCAACATATGAACAATACCAATTGCGGAGCATACGTGATTTATTTTATAATAGAAATGGCAAAGGGAACATCGGTATTTGATACACTCTTTAAATTATTTTAATTTTCACATTGTAAAGATTAAAATAATTACTTTTTACTAAAAAAACCCTTCTTCTTCTTCACGTTATGTATTTCATTATTTTCTGGTGTAATCTCTTCCATATTTTTAATTTGAGGATATATTTCATTACATAGTGTGGATATTGCTAAATCAATCATTTCATGAGAATATGAAGAACATAAATGATTTGTCAGTGATTTACATAATTCATGTTTAAACTCAGAACATGTTTTAACACCAAGATATGTACTTAATTTTATATGGTTCTGTTCTACGTACTTGACACAGAATATTAATATCTTAACTACATTCGTCTCATCTACAATAACGCTCTGTCTTAAATCTTTTTCAAAATGCTCTAATATAGAAGCCATTGTTTTTTTCTTGTTTTCCATTTCCTTAGATTTCAAACGTGAAACGAGTTTAGATAATTCATCTTCGTCTTGTGTAGGTGGTGTATTATTTTCTAATTTCTGTAGCCTATCTTTGAGACTACTTAGTCCTATTTTTTTATCTGGTTGTGTCATTTATATTAGTAGTGTAGAAATTTATTCTCATGTATCCCAAATTTCTCGTATCTGTTCCATTAAATTTTTAATTTCATCACGAGCCTGTTTTAACTCTTCTTCATATTCACTGAGGCATACTTCCTGTGATTTAATAATCTGATTTTGTGCCTTTAAATTTTCCTGTAAAATAAATAATTCGTCTTGATAACGCTTTACTACCTCACGCATATTCTGTAAAATATCACTCATTTCGTTCTGTTTCTCTTCATGTTCTATAATAGATTTACTAAGAGAAGACAACCCATTAATAGATTTGGATTTTGGAAGGGGTTGTAATACTGGAACTTCCTCCATATCATGTTCGGGATCGGGAATTGACAAATTATTATTTTCTCCCAAAATTTTAACATTAGAAAATTGAACTTTTTTCATATTTATATTGTAGATAAGAAAAAAAATTAAACATCAATTACCTTTCTCAAGATAAACAATTC